GTCCCTATAAAGAATAGGGTGTTCGGATTATCCTTCAATGGTGGACTTGATAAGTCCAAATCCGAAATAGTAGCGGTATTGTTTTCGCCGCTGTAATTGTAGGTTATGACAATCTTATCATCATAGACGAAAACGGCGTAAACAAAGGTATCAATAAGCTGCTGGCGGTATTTTTCGCTTGTTATGTCGCCGTCCTTAAAGCTGGAAATCCAATAAATAATTTGTTCCCTGCTGATGATCCGCCGCGCAATGCTTTCTTTTGCAATCTCTATTTCAACATTGCGCTTTTCGTCCTCTAATTCGGTCAAGCGGGTTTTCGTGCTTTCGGTTATGATCCCCTTTTCAATCGCGGTCATAATGTTTTTGATAGAAACTTGAATTTCAGCAAGGGAGTTTTCCAAATAAAGCATTGTCCCGCTTTGGGCGGCTTCCGCCTTCTGCAATTCAACAAGCCGATCCGCGATCTTCTCTATAACATCGTCTTTCAGAATGTCCGTAACGGTACGCTGGATCACTAAATCTTCGATCCAGTCTTTTTTCACGTTACTTTTGTCGCAGGCCTTTTCACGCTTCTTCTTGACACAGGCATAGTAATAATACTTCTTGCCCGTCTTGCTTGTGCCGCTTTCTCCAACCATAGCGGAGCGGCATTTACCGCAAAACAGCTTTGTTGAAAGCAAATAGTTTATTTCCGCCTTCGCTCTTGCGGGGGCTTTTTTGTTTTGCTCCATACGCAACGCCACCATTTCAAATAATTCCTTGTCGATGATCGCCGGAATGCCGCCGACGATCTCCCCATACTTTGTTATGTAAATGCCTATGTACTTCTTGTTCGTCAAGATAGTATGCAGGCTATTTTTATTGAACGCGCCGCCGCGAGCCGTTTTCACGCCGCGAGCGTTGAGAATGTCGCATATCTCTTTTACGGTCTTGCCGCTGCTGTACAGCTTGAAAATATCAACGACAACGGGAGCGGTCGTTTCGTCAATCTCAAAATAGCAATCGGAATTGACCTTGTACCCCAATACGCGCTGACCGCCCAGCGCCTTACCCTTCAAGGCGTTTTCTCTCATGCCGCGCGTGATCTTCTGCGACAATTCAACACTGTAATACTCCGCCATGCCTTCAAGCAGGCTTTCCATGATGATACTTTCCGGCGATCCGTTCAAGTTCTCCATAGCGGAAAGAACCTTCACGCCGTTTTTCTTCAAACGGGCTTTATAAATTGCGCTGTCGTAGCGGTTGCGGGTGAAGCGGTCGAGGCGGTACACAATGACGGCTTGAAACTGACGCTTTGCGCTGTCCTCTATCATCTTTTGGAAGGCGGGGCGGTTGTCCGTCTTTCCGCTGATAGCGCGGTCGATATAGGTATCAATTACGGCTATATCATTCGCTTTCGCAAATGCGTAACATTCCCTTAACTGTCCCTCTATGCTTTGTTCTGTCTGACGATCGGAGGAATAGCGGGCGTATATGACCGCGTTTAATGCTTCCGGCATTATTATTCCCCCTTCCTGTTCAATCGCGCTTTGATTGAACGTATTTGATATAGTTTATAACTTCGGTTAATTCATCTTCGGACAAGTCTTGACAGAGTTCCAGCAGCGGCAGGCGTTTTTCGGCTTGGTACGCAGTCCATTTTCCGATAATAGCAGTTACTCTATTTTTTACTTCAAAGGAATGTTTTAAGCTGCCGTCCATGCCTTCCGGCGGCGTAGTGTTGTAGAAAAAATAATCCGGCGTAAGGCCGAATATCTCACACATTGCATAAAGGGCTTTACGATCGGGGCTTGATCGGTCAAGTTCCCACGTCCTTACTGTGCTTTCAGCCTTTCCGAGCATTTCGGCTAACTGCGCTTGTGTTAGCCCTTTTTTAATGCGCTGTTCTTTAATGGCCTTTCCGAAAGTCATATAGAACCCTCCTTCATTGGGGCTAACACTATTATAAGCAATATTTTTGCTGATTTCAAGAAGAAAGAGCGAAATTATTGCTGTTTTTTCAGCAAACCTATTGACAGCGGAATTTCCGCTGTGTATAATGATAGCAATAACAGCGATATTTCCGCTGTGAAGGAGGAAACGGCATGAACAACTTGCGAGAATTCAGAAAAGAAAATGGTCTAAATCAAGAGCAGATGGCGGCGGAATTGGGCGTTTCCCTCTCTATGTATCAGAAAGTAGAGCAAGGCAACGCAAAAGCTGGGCGTAAGTTCATGGAAAAAATCAAACAGCGCTTTCCGGAAGCAAGCATTGACTATATTTTTTTTGCTACTAACAGCGGAATTTCCGCTGTTACAAGCGCGTAAAGGAGGCCTAACACATGAGCGGGATAACGGTACAGCTTGACACAATGCCCGCGCCCGTCATGGCGGCGCATTGTCGGGGCTTGTTTGAAGCGATCGGAAGTTTCTTCGATGATCCGGACAATCAAGCGAAGTTCGAGGCATGGCACAAGAAGAAATACGGCTGCTTGCCGAAAGAAACTTCATACGGCAGGCCGTCGGAGGTGAAAGGAGCGTAAACAATGAGCAAGCGGAAAAAGAAACGCGGCGGCGGTCGTTCCCCGTATGAGGGTTACGAAACGGAGGTATGGGGATCAAGCCCGATACAGATAGCCGCGATCGAAAAGGAATACCGGAGCATGGAAGAAGAGAGCTTCCAAATGGGCGCAGAGGATCGGGAGCAGAACCGCCGGAAGATGGACTATCACGAATTTGCTTTAGACTTTGCCGCCCTTCCGTTGCCGCGCGGGATCATTACGGAGATCGCACGGGCGAATTATGCGACATATCTTGACGCATACAAGGGCAAGGCATTCAAGGCGCATATCATTTGCAAAGTTCTTTCGTTGGAGGGCGATGCGGTATGACAGGAAGCAGAAAATATAACTTCAAGTGTCAGAGTTTCCCGAACACGATTGAGCAGGAGCGCAGGCGGCGCGGCTGGACTGTTACGAAGTTGGCGGAGCTTTCCGGCGTAAGCCGTTATTCGATAGCAGCATATGAAACATGGGCGGCGGGCGGCATTGTCCCGAAACAGCAGATGAAGAGCGTAACGGACACAACGGCGCAGATGATCGCGGACGCGCTGGAGGTTACGCCGGAACAGCTTTTCAAGCACTATGCGGAGGCGGCGGCAGAGCATAAACCGCGCGTTAAGCCTTTTTCAACAAGAGCGGAGCGGGACGGCGCAATATTGAAAGCGTTAGAACCTGCAAAATATACGGCGCTGAAAATGTGCGGCGTTCTTCAATGCAAAGATGTATGGTGCGAAATGGACGACGTTATAGCGATCGCATATGAAACCGTTGTTGAGGTTGCGGAAGAGGCTTTAGAAAGAGGGATCGCGGCGGGCGTTTGCTTTGACGCGATAGCTTGCGGAGCGGTCAAGAAGAAGTTTCTACGGCTACGCAAATATTACGGTGAGAAATGCCGGAAAGCCGATCTTGTGAGCTATGAAGCATATTTCCCCCTTCACGATCCGGCTTCTCCCTATCGCTTTGAAGATCGTTACGAGTTGCGCGAGGAATGCCGCGAGGCCGTCCGGACGCTTTCACCGGAGCGCCGCCGCGATCCATACATAGCGGAATTGCTGGAGGCAGTAGCATTATGAAAAAAGAGGGCAAAAAAATAACGCCCATCGGCGGGCAACCGATGAACGTTAGGGCTGTACAACAGCTATTCACTACAAATAAATTATAGCAGTTGTACGGCCTTTTGTCAAGGCAGGAGGCCAAAAATGCGAGCAAAAAGAAGAATTTTCGCGGGTAGCGTATGTGAACAGGAAGTGTACACCTTGCCGGATCGGACAAAGGACGTAAAGAAGGCAGAGCCGCGCCCACGGTTCAGCAGCGCGGAGGAATACGAGGACTTCAAGCAGCGGTTAGCCCGTCGAAATCATGCGCGAATGTTCAACGCGACATTTTCCCCCGCTTCCCTCTATACCACGATCACGCTGGACAACGAACACGAAGTACATACCTTCGCCGAGGCGGACGGGATCATAAATCCGTTTTGGCGGCGATTGCGGCGGTTAAATCCGGACGCGCAAATAGCGCTTTACCCCGGCAGAGGCAAGACAACGAGCCGCATTCACTTTCACATGGTATCTAACGGGCTGACCGAAGAGCAGATACAGGAGAAATGGGACGGCGGAACGATCATTCGTATTGAACACTTGCGGGAACACAATTACTACAACGGCGTGGATCACGGGCGGGATTATACAGGCCTTGCAAACTACCTTTTCGACCATTGGACACCGGAGAGAGGGACGCGCCACCATTACAAGGGTACGCGGAATTTGTGCCAGCCGGAGAAGGAAGCGGCAACGGAAGCGAAGCGGGAGTATTCCGAGAGCAAGCCGCCGCGAGCGCCGAAGGGTTACAGGCTTGTGGAAGCTAAAACGAACCGTTACGGCTATATGTGCTTTAAGTACGTTCGCAGCGAGGACGCGGCGGAAGCGCCGCCACCAAACAACCGGAAACGGCCTCTAAAATGCTGATCGCGGATCAGCTTTGAAGGCCTTGTAAATAAGTAAGGTTCGATAACCAACACTTTCTTTGAAGATGATTTTTTGTTTAATTCCCCGTCGCCTGCTTTAGATAGATCACGAAGGCGGCGAGCCGTCAAGAGGAACGTGGAATACCGGAGCGGCGCAACGCGGCGCGAGGATATGCCGCGAAAGCCTCTTTACGGTGAGTTGCCGGAGTGATAGAAGCAGGACGGCGGCGGGGATAACAAAAAATCATCAGAGGAAGCACATAGACACGCAGACAGCAGCCCGCCCGCAGGCGTGTTCAATTCCTTTGAGCCTGTCCCCCTCCCAGCGGGAGGGGCGGAGGGGTGGGAGAAAAAGCAGACAGAAAGGAGAAACGAAAATGTATTTCAGAGTATGCCCGCATTGCGGTTGCGCCCTTGATCCTTCGGAAAGTTGCGATTGTCAGCAGGAACGGAGGAACGAAGAGGAAGAGAAAGCAGCGGAGCGCCGGAAGGAGGACAAAGACGCGTGAATATCTTTCAACGCATATTTGGGAGGGTAAAGCCTCCAGCACGGGGAACAAGCCGCGCGGAGATCATCGGCGGCGGGAATGCCTTTTCAGCATGGAGCGGTAACGCATACAGCAACGACATTTTCAGAAGCGCCGTTGACGCGATCGCCCGCAATGCTGCAAAGCTGAAAGGATCGCACATTATCAAGTATCGGGATCATGAACAGGTAACGGGCGATTGCAAGTTAAACCGTCTGTTACAGGTTGAGCCAAACCCGTATATGTCCGCCTTCGATATGCTGTACAAGCTGTTTACCCACTATTTTCTGTACAACAACGCTTTTGCGTACATTCAGAAGGACGAACGCGGGCAATGCGTCGCCGTGTTCCCGCTCAATCCGGTTCATGCGGAGTTTTTGAGCGACACGGGCGGGGCGCTATATGTGCGCTTCATCTTTTCCGGCGGGCGTGAAGTCATTTTACCGTATGCGGATATTGTCCACCTTCGCCGCAATTTCAACGGGAACGATATTTTAGGCGATCCTAACGACGCGCTTTCCCCCGCGTTGCAGCTTGCCCACGCGCAGAATGAAGGCATTGTTTCCGCGATCAAGACAGGCGCGAGCATTCGCGGCATTCTGAAACGCACACAGCTTGCGAATGCCGACATCTTGAAGGAAATGCGCGAAAACTTCATACAGGACTATTTGAACATCAACAACAACGGCGGCATTGCCGTTCTTGACAGCGCCGCCGAGTATATCCCGATCGACAACAAGCCGTATGCGATCGACGAAAAGCAAATGCAGGCCGTGAAAACGAAGATTTACGACTATTTAGGCGTTTCGGAAGCGATCGTAAACAGCAGCTACGACGAAAACCAATGGGCGGCGTTCTATGAAAGCGTCATTGAACCGCTGGCGCTGCAATTAAGCCTTGAATTTACGCGCAAGCTGTTCAACGATCGGGAAAGAGCCTTCGGCAATTCTATTCTGTTCGAGAGCGGGCGACTTCAATTCACCAGCAACGCGACGAAAGTAAACTTGATCCGTGAAATTATGCCTATGGGCTTGCTTACGGTCAATCAAGCATTGGAAATTCTGAACCTTCCGAGCGTTTCCGGCGGAGATCGCCGCATTCAATCGCTGAATTACGTTGACGCGGACAAGGCGGAGGAATACCAGCTTGCAAAGGCAAAAGCGCCCGCAGCGCTGAACGGTGATACCGGAGCGGGAGCGGACGGCAAAAACGGAGAGAACGGAGGAACGCAGGCATGAAGGAAATTAGAGTATGCGAAATAAGAGCGGACGCGGCGGCGGCAGGCGCGGCGAAGGTTCTTAAATTAGAGGGTAGGCCGATTGTTTACGACCAGCCCACCACGATAAACGATCCGGCAGGCACGTTTATTGAAATTATCCGAGCGGGGGCGCTGGATCATGCGGACTTGTCAGACGCGAGATTGTTCTACAATCACGACTTGAACAAAGTACCGCTTGCGAGAACGCCCAAAACAATGCAACTGACGCTTGACGCGGCAGGGTTAAGCATGGTTGCAGAATTACCGGACACCGAGGAAGCGCGAAGCGTTTATACGGCAGTACAGCGCGGCGATCTTTCCGGAATGTCCTTCGCCTTCAAAGTGCCGGAGGGCGGCGACAGCTACGACGCGGCGACAAATACACGCACGATCACAAAGATTGAAAAAGTGTATGAAATCAGCGTCGTTCCGTTCCCTGCTTATCCGCAGACCAGCGTTGAAGCGCGATCCGCTATTAACGCATGGACTTCTACGGCGGCGGAGAGGGCGAAAGCCATTATCAAGGCAAATTCAATTCTGCTGAAAGAGGTATAACGCTATGGCAGACGAAAACGGCATTGTTGTAAAGCCCGCCATTGTCAAACAGGACGGGAATACAACAGAAATTGAAATCCATATCGAAAAGCCCGCCGAGCCGGAGCGGGAGCAGACCGAGGCGGCGGAGGCCGCACAGGACAAGCGGCGTAAATCGCTTACAGAAGTGCTTTACAAGCAAATTGACATCTTGGAGCGGGAGCAGAAGAAAATTGCTTCCGGCTACGAGGGCAGCAACAACCCAAAAGCGGCGCGAAGTGAAAACCTTGCCTTCGCAAAGCAGATCACAGAAACGGCAAACGACATTATTTCAATCAAACGGAGGAATACAAAATGAAATTCAAGACTATTGCAGAGGCTTTCAACCATTACCGCACTTCTACGCTGGAGGAAATCGAGCGCAGAGCGGCAGAGATCAAGAACATTGTTGCCACCGACGCAACCGCCGACGTGGACGCGCTCAATATTGAGCTTGAAGGACTTTCGCAGGCAAAGCAGAATGTACAGAGCCGCGCCGCAGGCGGGCAGCAGAACAGTTTTAACCCCGTGGCGGGTGCGGGTATGACCTTCGAGCGCCGCGCAAGCTATGAGGCTACCGAAGGCGACGTATTCAACAGCGCCGAATACCGCAGCGCGTTTATGAAACGCCTGCTGGGGCGCAAGCTGAACAGCTTTGAGGAAGCGGCCTTCAATCGCGCCATGACCGAGCAGCGGGCAGACGCTTACGGCACTTCCGGCAACGTTGCGGCGGTTCTCCCCACGCAGACGCTGAACGAGGTTATCAGCAAAGCCCGCACGATGGGCGGCATTATGAGCGTTTGCCGTTCCTTCAATGTGCCTTCTAAAATCGCTATCCCCGTCGGTACTCCCGCCGCCGCTGCAAGCTGGCACACCGAGGGCGCAGCGGTTGACAGCGCAGCGCCCAGCGTCGCAACCGTTTCTTTCGACGGCTACGAAATTATGAAGGTGCTTTCTATCAGCGTCAAAGTGCAGAGCATGAGCATTGCCGCATTTGAAAGCTACCTTGTGGAAGAGCTTACTAATTGCGTGATGGCCTGCATTGCGGACGGCCTTGTAAACGGTACGGGTTCTTCGCAGGGTACGGGCGTTCTGAACGGCATTACTTGGGGCGATACAAACGCCTTTATCTTCCACAAAACAAACGGGCTGAAATATGCCGACGTTGTGAAGGTCGTTGCCGCGCTGAAACGCGGGTACGCTTCCGGCGCTTGCTGGGCAATGAACAACGCCGCGCTGTACAACCTGTTTTACAGCATGGTGGACAGCAACGGGCGACCGATCTTCATTGCTGATCCGAAGGCCGAGGGGATCGGAAAAATTCTTGGCTTCCCTGTCGTTGTTGATGATTACCTCCCGGCGGAAACTATCCTGTTTGGTAACTTCAACTACATGGGCTACAATCTGCCGGAGGGTATCACGATCGAGGCTTCCCGCGAAAGCAGCTTCAAGAGCGGGCGCATTGATTACCGTGCTATGGCGGTTGCCGATTGCAAGCCCATTGTGGAAGAGGCCTTTATCAAGCTGACACGTTCGGCGACTTAATCGGGAGCGGGTGCAATGCTTACGTTAGAGCAAGCCCGCGAAGCGTTACGGCTGGATAACACCGACAACGACGATATTATAACGGGATTGCTTGCGGCTATTCCGGACTATATCGAGCTTTGCACGGGCATTCCAGCGGAGGCACAGAAAACCGAACCGTTAGCAGATACGGCGGGAAAGTTCATTCTTACGCTTTGGTATCATGCGGAGCGGGTAGACGCTGACAAGATACAGCGGACTATTGATAGCCTTTTGAAAACGCTTCAACTGAAAGCGGAAAGGGGCTAAGGGTATGGCGAAGGACTACGCGAGGCCGTTCTATGACAGCAAGGAGTGGCGCAAGACGCGCGAGGCTTATTTGCAAAGCCAGCACTATATTTGCGAACGTTGCGGCGGGGCGGCTTCCGTAGTCCACCATATTCGCTATATCAAGCCGTGGAACGTCAACGATCCGGATATAACGTTGAATTGGGACAATCTGAAAGCCGTTTGCGAAAAGTGCCACGCGGAAGAGCATTCGCAGGATATGAAGGCGCGGGGGCAGGCGGCGCGGCTGAATGGTATTGCCTTCGATGATGAAGGCAACGTAATAAAGCAAGCGAATGTATTTCTTGTGTGCGGAAGTCCGGCGAGCGGGAAAACAACATACGTTGCGCAGCATAAAAGCGGCAACGATTTAGTTGTTGATCTTGATTATCTGTGCGCAGCGCTGAACGGTGAAACGGGCAACGTGCATTTGAACCATGCGCCGATCCTGTCCGTTGCGCTGGAAGTTCGGGAATTGCTATATCAGATCATACAGGCGCGGCGCGGCAGATGGGAACGCGCCTTCGTGATAACGACGATCGCAGACACACGGGAAATGAAAGCCATTGCCGACGAATTGCGGGCGGAGGTTGTTCTAATGCCGACAACGCTTGAAGAGTGCATACGACGCATTCAGAGCGACGAAAGCAGAGCGCACAACCGGAAGCTAAATGAAAAGCTGGCGGCGGAATGGTTCGAGAAGTACGACGCTTCACGACGCAGCGACGAAATACCCCCCACTAAAATTTTTTAGAGGGGGAAAACGCACCGACAGGGGGCAACCTGTCTTTTCCTCTCCACGGGCGCACATATGAGG